AGGATACGCTCATAGGAATAGTACCTATTCTGGAGATGACACTAGAAGAGGAACGATAAATAGAGCAGAAACACGATTTGAGATTACTGATAATAAGATAAGGATAAATTTTGTTTTTGACTTTCCAACCCATGCTGCCAATGGAACTATTGAGAGTATTTATTGGGGAGAGAGTGATCCTGACAATAAAGATTATTTTTACATCGGTGCAAGTTTATATGGTAGGGAAACTGGTGATACGGACTATGCATTAAATAGTACTACGAATCCAAGTAGGTATTGGGCAGTCTATAGAATGTTCGATTATGCTAGAAGGATAATGTTTACTAGTCCAACAAAAGGATGGGTTCTACTAGATGGTAAAGATACTAATATAACTCAAACAAGTTATATTCAATTTCCAGAACATTTAAAAGGTCACTGGTTAATGATACCTTTTGATCTTAATGTAAATGATGTAGCTCTTTGGGAGCAAGCAGTAAAGCTTTTAAATACTGATGGAAATCCATTAGTTGTAGATAGTGCTGACCCAATTAAAAAATATGATGGTTTGAGCGGAGGATGTCCTTACATTCAACCCGATGGAAATCTTGTGTTTATAGGGTATTATACTTACAGTGTTAATAGTGAGAATATGCTGAGGATATATAAATGGAGCAAAGTCGGGGTTCAACTAAGCTATGTTGATATAAATATGAGTCAAGATTTTAAGGATGTGGACTACAATATATTATTCTCTTATAGAAGCGTATCCGATGATGGGATTTTCTTAGATGGGTGTTTAGATATAATTGGATACACCTATAGAACAGATGAACAGTTTAATGAGAGTATTTACACAAGCAGATGGATAAGGGTTGATGCATTAGGTAATAAGGTTCAAGATATGAACATGAAGCCAAGGATAGGAAATTCTAGTTGGTTTGCAAAGATGGGTATGGATAGCGGAAATATTGAAAGAAGAGTGAGGATATATAACTTTTACAGAAGTGCAAATAGAATTTATCTGTATTATAGCGGTACCCAGGGAGGAACAAGTTTTTACCAAGTAATTACACCTCAAGGTAATCTCCTTGAACCCTATAAGATGTATTTTGGGTTTAATAGTGAAAGCTATACTACGTACCATAATATATTGGGAACAGATAGATGGATTAGCAGATACTATGGGAAATATGATGATCATTTATTAATCCAAAATATGCTAACAAGCAAACCAATAGGTGCCCACACAAAACTAACATTACCAGTTGAAAAAACAGATGCAAATACGATGAAAGTTCAATACATGTTTGAAATTGACCTTGTTGATTACGGGGAAGATTATTTCTAAAGCCAAGACCTAATTTATAATGAAGGTCTTTTTATTTTGCCAAAAAAGGAGATGAAGATAACTATGAAAGATATTTTTAATGTTATTCAAATGATTTTTACAGCCATTGGGGGTTACTTAGGGTGGCTTTTGGGAGGGGTTGATGGGTTCTTGTATGCTTTGATAGCCTTTGTAATTATTGATTATGTAACAGGGATTATGCTAGCAATACTACAAAGAAAGCTTTCCAGTGACATAGGGTTTAAAGGTATTTTTAAAAAGGTACTGATATTTACAATGGTAGCAATTGGTAATACCATCGATGCCTATATCATTCAAAACGGTAGTGCTATTCGCACAGCCGTTATTTTTTTCTATCTTTCTAATGAAGGTATAAGCATTATAGAAAACGCAGCGAACATAGGACTTCCTATACCACAGAAGCTAAGGGAAGTATTGGCTCAACTCGGAAAGGAGGATAAAACCAATGAGTAAAATTGTATACTTAAGTCCATCAACCCAGGAAAGAAATATTGGTTATGGTAACTATGGTACAGAAGAAAAAAGGATGAATGAAGTAGCCGATGTAGTACAGAAGATTTTAGCAGAGCATGGAATAACAGTCTATAGAAACAAACCAGAATGGAATCTAGGGCAGGTAGTAAAAGACAGTAACTTAAAGAAACCTCACCTTCATTTTGCCATTCATTCTAATGCAGGTGGTGGCAGAGGTGCTGAAATATATGCATATTCCCCAGGCGGAGAAGGAGAAAAAGCTGCTAGACTAATTTATAAAGAGATTGAACCATTAACTCCAACAGGTGATAGAGGTGTGAAGTTTAATCCGAGGTTCTATGAATTGAACTCAACCAATTCACCAGCTGTCCTTGTTGAAATAGCATTTCATGACAATAAAGATGATGCAGAGTGGATTATGCAAAATATAGAAGTTGTAGGTACTGCTCTTGCTAAAGGACTACTAAAACTCTTTAATGTTTCCTACGAAGAATCATCAGTACCACAGGAACAACTAACCGGTTGCCAAACCTTATATAGGGTGATGGCAGGTTCCTATGGGGTTAGAGAAAATGCTGAAAACCAAATACAAAGATTAAAGAAAGCAGGCTTTGATGCTACAATTATGATTTTTAACAAGGAATAATCCAACCGTTAATAGCTTGACTTCTATCAAGTTTAGAGTGATATATAGTAGTACCAAATGATAGAAAGGGGTGACTTGAGTGCGTGTAAGGATTATAGAACCGATAAAGAATGTTCAAAAGTTAAAAAAGAAGGTATGTGCCTATGCAAGAGTTTCAACTGATACTGAGAAACAAGGTGAATCCCTAGAGAACCAAATACAATACTATGAAAACATGATATCAAGCAATCCTGAGTATGAATTTATAGGTGTGTTTGCAGATAGAGGAGTTACAGGAACTACTGAAAATAGACCAGAGTTTCAAAAAATGCTTCAGCTTGCAAGAGAAGGAGGGGTGGATTTAATTATCACAAAGTCCATCTCGAGATTTGCAAGGAACACAGCAATCATGCTAGAAATAGTAAGGGAATTAAGGGATTTGGGTATCGAAGTAAGATTTGAGAAAGAAAATATAAATACATTATCAGGGGACGGTGAGTTAATGCTTACCGTCCTCTCTTCATTTGCACAGGAAGAAAGCAAAAATGTAAGTGACAATCTTAAGTGGAGAGTAAGAAAGAAGTTTGAAAAAGGCGAGCTAATAATTAATACCACAAGGTTTCTAGGCTATGACAAAGATGAGTATGGAGATTTAGTAATAAATAGACAAGAGGCTGAAGTGGTTAGAAGAATTTTTAGAGAATACCTAAGCGGAAAAGGGAGCTTTACCATAGCCAAAGGGCTTAACGAAGATGGAGTTCCTACCATAGGGAATGGAAAATGGCATGATACCACCATCCTAGGGATTTTAAAAAATGAAAAATACAAAGGTGATGCCATACTTCAAAAGTATTACACTCCAGACCATTTAAAGAAACACTCTGTAAGAAATGATGGCATAATTGACAGCTATTATATAGAAGATAATCATTCTGCCATTGTTCCTAGAGAGATGTGGGAGCAGGTTCAAGAAGAAATTGAGAAAAGAGCAAAAGCCAAGGGAAATATTACTGGGGAAACAGATAAGTACACAAAGAGGTATCAACTCACTGGAATGCTTTATTGTAGTAAGTGTGGTGCTACTTTAAGACGCAGAACTTGGAACAGTAAGCATTCCTGTAGAAAAATTGTATGGCAATGCAGTAACTACATTAAAAATGGAAAAGATGCCTGCCAAGGAACAAAGATAGATGATGAGGTTGTAAGCAGGCTTAATATAAAAGAAGAAACTATTGTAAAGGAGGGCATAAAAGATGGCAAGAAACATTACAGTTATACCAGCAAGAGCAAGCAGGCAGAGCACAGCAGAGAGACTAGAGCCACAGAAAAAGAAAATGGCAGCATACTGCAGAGTATCAACAGACCAATTAGAGCAGTTATCAAGCTATGAAGCACAGGTAAATTATTATACTACTTATATTGAAAATCATCCAGATTATGAGTGTGCAGGTATTTATGCAGACGAAGGTATATCAGGTACCAACACGAAAAAGAGAGAACAGTTTAATAAAATGATTGAAGATTGTAAAGCAGGTAAAATAGATATGATCATAACCAAGTCCATATCAAGGTTTGCAAGAAACACACTTGATACTTTAAATTATGTAAGAATGCTTAAAGAACATGGAGTAGGAGTGCTTTTCGAGAAGGAGAACATTAATACATTAGACTCAAAGGGTGAGGTACTCCTAACAATCTTAAGCTCCTTGGCCCAAGATGAATCGAGGAGTATTAGCGAGAACTCAACCTGGGGAATTAGAAGAAAATTTGAACAAGGCAAAGTCTTTGTAAACCATAAAAAGTTTCTAGGATATGATAAGAATGAAGAAGGAAATCTTATCATAAATGAAAAGCAAGCTAAGATTGTAAGAAGAATTTATAAAAATTACCTAGATGGTAAAGGTTCTAATAGAATAGCAAGGGAATTAGAGGATGAAGGAGTTCCTAATTGGAATGGAAAGGCTAAATGGTATGAAAGCAGCATAAGAAAAATGCTAAGCAATGAAAAATATAAGGGTGATGCCTTGCTACAGAAGACCTACACAGTTGATTTTCTTACAAAGAAGAGAGTAGAGAACAATGGAGAAGTACCACAATATTATGTTGAAGAAAGTCATCCAGCAATAATTGATAAAGATATCT